AAAACATTATCAATTTTGCGTAGCAATGGAAATGAATTTAACTAAAACAGAATATCATGAATTGCTTCAAAGATCTAAATTTGCAGTATCATTTGCAGATCAAGAAACATTAGGTATTTCAATGTATGAATCTGCGTGTGCTGGCGCATGCCCACTAGTTCCAAATCGATTATCATATACGGAAATGTATGATCCGATGTTTAAACAAGCAGATACGATAGATAATGCAGTTCAAACAATATTAAAATATGAACAACGAGATTTATCAGAACCAATTGCACAATTGGTAAATAAATTACACAATAACTTTTTTTCAGCAACAAACTTAATTAATAATTTAAAGGAATATAATGAGCGATAATAAAAGATTCATATACTTTCCATCTTTATCTGCAGGTTCTATGGTATCTGCATTTAAGAAAGATATGAAGTTTACAAGCGGCGATCCTGTCAAGTTCTTTGATTCTCGATATCCAGAAAAATGGCGTCACCCATACTTCTTGATTACAGCGGGGCATCATTACAAAAAAATGGATTTCCGCGATCAATTAGGATTAGAAAAAGATGTTTTGGTATTTGGTGACTCGGGAGGTTATCAGATTGCAACCGGTGCATTACCATATAGCAATGAATTGCGTGAAAAGATTTTTCATTGGTTAGAAGCAAATAGTGATGTTGCTGCAAACTTAGATATCCCACCTAAGACAAAATATAAAAATAAATTTGTTGAGTGTGCTGACATTAGTTATGATAACTTTGCTTATTTTGAAAAACATCAAAGTGGCAAGACTAAATTTCTTAACATGTTGCAAGGATCTAACACAGATGAGTATACTTGGTGGTATCATAAATTTAAGCATTTTGATTTTCAAGGATGGGCAATTGGAGGTCCGCAGAAATTAGTTGATTTCATGTTTGCGGTATCTTTGATGCTTAAAGAGCGTGAATTTGAAAATGAACGATTAGAATATGTTCACTTACTTGGTATTAGTAAAATATCTGATTTTTTCATTTTAGCAACATTGCAAAAATTGATGAATAAATTGACTAACAACAGAATCTATATCACAACAGATTCTAGTTCACCAGGTCAATATCCAGTATTTGGAACATATCTTCATTCTACAAATTATAAATCACAAACATTTTCGGAATTATATTTTCCAAAGAATGCAGAATATCGTCGACAAGCACATATTCGTCAAGGTAAAACGGGCGAGGTTGCAATTGATTTATCACAACATGTTCCTTGTGCATTAGGATGTCCTGCGTGTGAAGATTTCACTTATGATTTATTAGGTGGTAAAACAGATGCAGGTTTAGATCGTTATTCGCAAGAAGCTATGCCAAGAATGGTTGTACATAATACGCATTTATATGTACAGGCTGCAAATGAAATCAATCAATTGGTTGATAGTCATGTTGAATTATTAGAAACAATGATTCCGAAAGATTTATATGATGTAATTCTTTCTTTGCATGAAATGTTTGCAGACCCAGACAATGCACCACAAGTATACGAAAAATATATCAAAACATATAAAAAATTCGGTGGAAGTAGTATATCCACAACGGATGCAGAACAATTTAATAAATTCTTTACTTTTTAATTGGAATAAAAAATGGAAAAAAGCAAGTTACAATCGTTTATCAATCGTTATTATTTAGCAGGAAACTGCGAAGCGGTTACGTTGAAAGAACAAGATGGCGCAATTGGTTGTGAACTAATTGATATGGATCAAACCATCGTAGGAAAAATTAAATGGAATACCGCACCATTTATGAAAGGTATGTTAGGTATCAATCATACCGGAGCATTAATTAAGATGCTAGGAGCTGTAAATGAAAATATCACAATTGATGTTAAAGAAGCAGCAGGTAAGAATTATGCAATGAAAATTTCAGAAGGTTCAACTCAAGCAACTTTCATGTTGGCAGACACGACAGTTATTCCGGCGGTGCCTTCAATCAATGCAGAACCTGATTATGAAGTTACAATTCCGGTAAATGAAGAATTTATTAGTAAATTCATTAAAGCAAAAAATGCATTACCAGATGCAAAGAATTTTGCGGTGCAAGTTGTAGGCGGCAATATTAAATTTATTATCAATTACTCAACCGTAAATGCAGATAATATCTCTTTTGAAGTAGGAACTACAAATTCCGGTGATATGGATCCGGTTTGTTTCTCAGCAGATAAATTAAAAGAAGTATTAGTATCAAATCGCGGAGATTCCGGAGAATTAAAAGTATCTCCAGATGGCTTAGCTCGTATTGAATTTACTGGTGCTGACTTTGAATCAACTTATTGGTTAGTAATGCTACAAAACTAAGATGGTAGTAAAAATAGTAAATAATTCAGACAATGCACTCCCACAATATGAAACTAATGGGAGTGCTGGTCTAGATATTAAAAGTGCAGAAAATGGACTTTTAAAACCAGGTCAGTTTAAATTGATAACAACTGGTTTGCGAGTTGAAATTCCATATGGTTATGAAATACAAGTAAGACCTCGAAGCGGGTTAGCTAAGAATTATGGTATTACTGTATTAAATAGCCCAGGCACCATTGATGCAGATTACCGAGGCGAAATTGGCGTTATTTTAATCAATCATGGTCAATATGACTTTGAAATTAAATCAGGTGATAGAATTGCACAATTAGTAATAGCTCCGGTGGAACGAATCCAATGGCAAGCAGTAGGTTCATTAGATTCTAGCACAAAACGAGGAGAAAAAGGTTTCGGATCAACAGGTAAATAAATAAATTATGTTTGGACAACAAGAAAATACACTTTGGGTTGAGTCCTTCCGCCCGGATACATTGGAAGGGTATATTGGCAATGAACACATCATTGAAAAAGTTAAAATTTTTATCGAAAATGGTGATGTGCCGCACTTATTATTTTATGGGTCAGCAGGAACTGGTAAGACTACATTGGCCAAGATTATTGCAAATAGCGTCGATGCTGATTTAATGTATATCAATGCATCAGATGAAAACTCAGTAGACGCAGTTCGTGATAAAATTAAGCGTTATGCATCAACAGTAGGATTTCGTAGATGGAAAATCATTATTTTAGATGAGGCAGATTATCTTACACCTAATGCTCAAGCAGCATTACGTAATTTAATGGAAACTTATAGCAAAACAACACGTTTTATTTTAACATGTAACTATGTTGAAAAGATCATTGATCCAATTCAATCGCGTTGTCAGACATTTGCAATTACACCTCCAGGTAAACCAGATGTAGCAAAACGATTGGTTGCCGTTTTAAATGAAAAAGGTGTTGAATATGATATTAAAGATGTTGCTGCAATTATCAATGCATCATATCCAGATATTCGTCGAGCACTTAATGCAGCACAAGCATCAGTTGTTAATGGAAAATTGCAATTAGATAAAGCAAGCGCTATTCAAGCAAATTATATGACTGAAATTTTGGAAGTATTAAAAAATGCTAAAGACAAAAAAGCATCTTTCAATAAGATCCGTCAAATTATTGCAGATAGTAAAGTAAAAGATTTCACACCATTATATACATTTCTTTATGACAGTTTGGATGAGTTTGCAACAGGTCATGTTGCACCATGCATTTTAATTATTGCAGAATCGCAATTCAAAGATGCATCGGTTGTAGATAAAGAAATTAATATTATGGCAATGTTTGTTAATTTATTAGGAGAACTATGAGTAAAATGAATGTTAATATTGGACCTAATGATATGCAACCAATTCAATGCAAAGAATGCGATGGTATGTATTTTCGTCAAGTAATGGCAATCAATAAAGTGTCAAAATTCTTAACTGGAGCTGATAAAGACACAATGGTACCAATTCCGGTATTTCGTTGTGATGATTGTGGCTGTATTCCAGAAGAATTTCAACCAATCAAAGTAAAAAAGTAATGTCGATATCATATCATAAAGATTTAGTTACCATTGTGTTTAAAACTTCTAATAGAAGCAATGCAAACACAAAAATGAAATCATATCGAAATAAATCTATAGATGATATTTTAGATGCAAAGAAACTAGTAGGAATACCAGATAAGGCAGTTATACTAGAAATAGGAATGGGTGAACATTTAGAACAACAATATCGTAAAAAATACAATTTATAATGGCAGAAGAAAAGAAAAAAGCAGCTACAATGTTTGATTTTATTGATGGGGTGACTCATAAAAAGAAAGAATGGTCAAAATGGTCTGATGTAGATCAAAAAGCATTCAGCCCTTACATGATGAATCGATTCTTATCAATGCGAATGGAATTAACAGAATTAATCAACGAATTTCAAACATATACAATTGGATTACTTCGTCCACAAGAGACATATAAATTGTATCACGAATTACTGCCAAATAACAAAGCATTTGCAAAATACATAAAAGGCAAATCAGAAGATAAGTTTGATAAAGAATTAGTTGCACAAATGGCTGAACATTATCAAGTAAGCAAATCAGAGGCATCTGATTATGTTGAATTAATGGATAAAACAAGTTGTGAACGAATTTTGACAATGTACGGATATAGCGAAGGCGATAAAAAGAAAATGTTAAAAGGAATCAAATGAGCATAAATACGCAATCACATTATAAAGGCAAAGATAGCCTTTATAAATTTGCAGAAGAGTGGGGTTTGAATACCTACGAATTTGACATCATTAAACGCATTGTAAGATGCCGGCATAAAGGTACTTTTGAACAAGACTTAACTAAAACAAAGGATCTTATTGACATTTATTTGAAAGAACAACTAAATAATTATTTAAATTCATCAAAATAATTTATTCGAAAATATTATTTAGATTATATAACTTACTATTTTTTATGTTTGAAGGCCGATCTGGTAGTGTAGGGTATTCTTTTAATGTATATTTATAAAAAAATTGTTTTACTTTACAACCAGTTTTTGGATAATGTTCATGAACATATACCGTATACATTTGATCAATAGTGCCACGTTTTTTTATAGTTTTTGATTGTTTAGCTTTTACAATACTAGTATGATCTATAGGATTAGTGTCTGTTAATCGTTTAGGGTATGTGTTACCAGTCCCTCCACCACCTCTAGTATAAAAACCTGTATATGCATTTCCGTCAGTACTTTGATTAATAGTAACAGACCATTTAACTTCACCTGTTTTACTATCGATAGATGCATTAACATTAGTAATATCAGGATTGAAACCAGCATTGTAAATTTTCATTAATTCTTCATTAACTTTTATATTAATTCCGCC